ATTTATTAGACAAAATAGAAGGCACAACTAAAGACAAAGAGGCTACTGTCAATCTAACTAACCTTATACAAGTAAATACAATAGAGAATAAAAAAGATAATACTGGAGATAGCACGTTATAATAGATTGGATTGTTACAGCAATATATTTTAATAAGTTGGTCTTAAATAAATGATAGGGGGTTTATAGTATAGTATATATACCTCCCCCCATCTAAGTATATCTCGTTGGTACTATGCTCTTTTAGAATATTTGACAAATATATTAGCGTATGATACTATAAAGAATATGAAGTGTTTATATTGTCAGAATGACTTTATCCCTAAGCGTAGTACTGCCAGGTTTGACACTCCAGCCTGTAAATTAGCGTATCATCGTAAGAGTCTTAGCGTATCAAAAGTCGTTCCCGTTAGCGTATCAAAAAGTCAAGATAGCGTATCAAAAAAAGTTAGCGTATCAGTTAGCGTATCATCCCAAGAGGGGGAAAAAATATTAAAATTTAGGAAAGAAGAACCGATAGAGGAAAGGATTAAAAAGTACAAGGAAATGTATTCCACTTCAACCTTCGTTCCAAATTGGATAGCTAACGGATTCTTAAGTAAAGAGGAGGCAGTTAAAAAACGAGAATGAGTACTATCCACATTTTGACAAGACAGGGGAAAATCATTAAGATTAGGGTTTTAGATAGTATGGGAGAGATTTGGAGTAAGATTAACGGTGAGTATGATCCCAATACTATCTATAACAGTAATATCAACCGTGAATTTATATTTTTAACAGACCATAGGTCAAAACCTTTGATATTCCATAAACGTTATCTATTCAAAATAACTGATGATACAACCGAGAAAAGTTAATATGTCTGAATGGCAGAGTTTGGTCTGGAATGACCCCCACCGATTTATAGTCGTCAACTGCGGGAGAAGGGCTGGGAAAAGTACTCTCATGGCTTACAAGATGGTTGATTTTGCCGCCAAACATGACGGGTCAAAAGTCTGGTATGTTGCTCCAACCTACAAACAGGCAAAGAATATCGTATGGGAAATGCTTTCAATGATAATCCCTAAAGAAGCTATTAAGAAACGTAACGAAACAGAATTAAAGATTACTTTACTTAATGACTCAGTTATTGAGGTTAAAGGGGCTGAGGAGTCAGACAATCTTCGGGGAGTGGGAATAGACCTTTGTGTATTTGATGAGTGTGCATTTATTAAGGGATGGGAACAGGTATGGACTGTCATGCGACCAGTTTTAATTGAATCAAAAGCCCAGTGTTACTTTATTTCAACTCCCAACGGACTCCAAAATCACTTCAAGCATCTGGCATATAATGAGATAATTGAAGGGAAACAGGTCCGCCCAATGTTTGACCCCTCATTTCATTCCTATCATCACTATACCTCATATGACAATCCTTTCCTTGAGAAAAAAGAACTGGATTCCCTTAAGTTTGAGATGACGGAAGACGCATTTGCCCAAGAGATTATGGGAGAGTTTAGGAAAATGTCAGGACTTATTTATAAAGAGTTTAATAGAAATATCCATATGGTTGATGTTCCCTATATGGATGTGAACTGGATATATACCAGAACTCTGGATTTTGGATTTGCTCATAAGTCAGCTCTTATCTATTTTGGCATCTCACCTGACTTAACCCAGATTTATGCCTATGACGGACTGTATATTTCAGGATTCACGGAACGGCAACTGGCAGAGGTTATAAAAGTAAAAGATTCGGGGAAAGTAATTGTTAATCCAGTCGCAGATTCTGCCCAACCTATGGCAATAGCTGAACTATTATCATTTAATGTCCACTTCAATCCAGTTGAAAAAGCTAAAGATTCGGTTAAAAACGGAATTACTAAAGTCGCTGAACTTCTTAAAGTAAGAAAAGACACAGGAAAACCCACATTAATGTTTTCAAAACATTTATCTTGGATTGCCGATGAGTTTGAAAAATACAGATGGATTGAAAATAAAAATGATAAATCGTTAGTTCGGGAGATTCCTTATAAAGTACAGGATGATGCGATGGATGCCATCCGCTATATGGCTATTGCCCTATCAAATACTGATACGGAAGATGAAGTTCCAGATGAGAAAGCAATCAACAGTAAATGGTATTAATATGATTTATGAAATTGTTATCTCAAAACATAATCAGAAACCGCATCTTGATATTCAAACTGAGGCAAGTAGAATCAAAAACGGGCTTTTCACTTTTGTTATCAGAGTTGCAGCTGATAATATTGTAGATGTAGTTTTTTTATCTTATGAGTCCTACCAATCCTTTAAAGATTTTACCGAGCTTGGGATTTCATACTCTGATTGAGAAAGAAGTTAAACAAATCCATTATGGAGAATTAACTTTTAATGTTTTCTTGAAAGATGGAGTAGCAATTTTAAAAACAATGCGGGTTACTCGTAGGCGAAGAATTAAGTATCCATTAGACAAAGGTATTGACAAAGGCAATAGTATAGTGTAGTTTTAATAAGGAAGGCGCAGCTGGTGTGCGATTATAATATCGTTAACCTGACCTTGATGGGTCAGGATTTTTTTTATGAATAAACTTGCCGAGCAGATAGAGGAAAGGTTTGACGCTTCTTATAATTCTCTCTCAACCAAACGGGACTTATGGGATGAGGTTGAAGGAATTTTTTCTAATCAATTAAATGACTCAATATCCCAAGGAACAAAGTCGCAGGTAATGGACCAGAAATTATCTGGGATGATTTTAGAAAGAGAGGCCAGGGTAATGAACAAACTGGCGATTGGAAAATTCAGACCAATTTCTTCAAATGACATGGCTTCTTCAAAGATTCTTGGAATGACAATGGATAAATATATTCTTCCTAATGCCAATGCTCAATTTGATTTTCTAATAAAACTTAGAATGCTTGACCGTTATTCAAATATCTACGGAAATTATTTTGCTTTAATTGATTGGGATGTAAAAAAGAATGGTTATGTGGGACCTGATATGTGGTTACTGAATATTCGTGACGTATTTCCCCAATTTGGAGCAGTTTCTCTTAACGATTCAGACCATATAATTGTCAGGACTTGGAAACCTCTCTCATTTTTTGAGGGAATAGGTAAAAATAAAACATATAAAAATATAGACAATATCATAAAAAAGTTAAAAGATAAGGAAGGAGACAAACATACTGACTCAGACACTACTTCAAGAGAAGATGACCAATTCCCCAATATTGAATCCACCAAAGGAAGAGGATATTTTGAAGTTTTAACCCAGTTTGAACGTGATAGATGGGTTGATTATGTTCCTGCAGCTGGTGAAATAATGAGGGATATTAAAAATCCCCATGATAACGGAGAGTTACCGATAGTTTGTAAATATTCCATTCCCTTAATTGATGATTTTATGGGTATGGGAGATATGGAGAGGGGAAAGACAATGCAATACACCCTAAACTCACTATGGAATCTTTATTTGGATGCCATAAAAATCAGTATATTCCCACCAACAATATTAAATAAGGATAATATTATAGCAAGTACGATTAAATGGGGTCCTGGAGCTAAATGGTTAGTTAGAAATTCAGTTGGACAGTCAGTTCAACAGTTAGCGATTAATCCAAGAGGAATTGAGTCTTTTCAAACAACTTACCAAACAGTAAATGCTTCTCTTCTTAATCTTTTTGGAACGACTGATACCTCAGTCACAAAAGGAACAGACCCTGGTTTTGGCAGAACTCCACAAGCCTTAAAACTCCAGGCAGAAAGAGAAAATTCAAAAGATTCAGTTGATAGATTTTATATGGAGGCTGTTTTATCTGACATAATGAAGAAAATGGGTAATCTTTGGAGTAAAAAACAACCATCTTCAATTACTCTTCGTCTTTTCAGAAGTGAGATTGAGGAGATGGCTGAGGAATATCCTGAGATTAAGGACTATTATAATGAGAATACTGGAAAACTAACAATTAACCGCAAAATGACTGGAAGCACCCTTTATGATTATGAGATTATATCAGGAAGTACTTATGCTCCAGACCAAGCAGCTCAGCAACAGGCGTTGCATGAACTTTTAGGACTTGTTACTCAAAATATGCAGGTAGGACAAGATGGTAAAGTTACTTCTCCAATTTTGCTTAAAATGGAAACGGAAGGAAAAGAAGTAAAAATAAGTGAGATAGTCTCCCATATAATGGCCGATGCCAATATTAAGGATATTAGTAAAATTATTATTGATAAAAACGAATCAGGAAGAAACCTAACTTTTGAAGAACAGGCAGCGATGCAAGGTGACCAGGAACAATTTTTACAAATGTTACAACAGATGCAGGGAGGAGGAATTAACCAGGTTCCACCTCAAGGACAGTTGGGACAAGCTGTTCCACAGCAACAACCATTACCAGTTCAACAACCAGTAAATAATGCAATCTAAAACAGCATTAAAACCAGACGTATTTCAAAGTTTTTCTGACATTGACAAAAGAACCATTAAAGAAAAGCG